TCTTTATTGCATCCTCTAGAGCCAAAATAGACTTTTTGACCTCTAGGCGAGCAAGATCGTTAGTTATCTGTAACAGCTGTGCCTGGCTAGTTATCTTGCCTAGCTGCTCGGCAGCGTTTTTTTCTGCTGCTGCTAGCTGTATCTTTTCTAAGTTAAAAACATCATCAGCTTTGCCAAGTAACAGTTTAGCCTTGTCAATAGCCAGCTGTAGCCTTTTATCTTTTAATTGTTTGCGTTCCTCAGCTGTAAGTTTCTTTTCCTCTGTAAGGGCTGCCTTGTTATATCTAGACTCTAGCTCTCTTAAATGGTTTAGCCCTGTAGCATCCGGATCGTATAGTTTATTTTTGGCAGCGTTAGCATTGTTATAAGCATCTGCCAGCGCATCTACAGCCTTAATTGTACCTGCAATAAGTGCCAGCATCGCGGCAACCTGTAAAGCTGCGCCATAAGGATTAAGGGCAAACATAGAGGCAATAGCCGTAGCAATAGCACTAGCTCTCAGAGCAGTAAATGCTTTTTTAATTGTGCCAATGGCAGTTACAGTTGCAGCTATTCCAGCTATAACTTTTGTAGAGACAAAGGTAGCACTCATAATAGCCAAAAATATTTTTATCTCTGTTGAGTTTTCTTTGATAAAGCCTGCTAGTTTTTTCATACCCTCAGATGCAGAGTTAGCAAAGTTTTCAATTTTGACCTGTAATTCCTCAATACCAGCAGAGTCGGTCAGGATCATAAAACTATCTATAAGACCTTTACCTAATACCTCTTTTGCATTTTCAATAGAGACAGTCAATCTCGCCATCTTGCCTGAGAAAGTGTTAGCAGATTGACTAGCTGCGCCCTTAAAGGTTTTGGCTAGGTCTTTCATAATCTCGTCAAAAGACTTAGTAGCTAGATCAGCCTTTGATATGCCTATGCCTAATTTTGCCAGCGCTGTGTTGTTCCCCAGGTATGCCTTGCTCAACGCTTTTGAAACTGAAACTACGTCAAGAGAATTAGCCGCAGCAACATCTAAAGCAACACCTAAAAGATTTTGTGCCTCACTAGATGAGCGCGTTGCTATGGCTAGACTTTGATAAGCTGGCCTTAAATCGTCATCAAGGATGCCAAACTCAGCCTGTAGGCGCGCTATGTAAGCCTCAGAGCTTGCTACGTCTCTGCCAAGTCCTACGTTTTTAAGAGCTAGCGCTAACTGCTTTTGCGCTTTCTCATCCTCAGCAGCAGCTTTAACAGCAGCCTTGCCATAAGCAAGGATTGCGCCAACGCCGAAAGTAACACCTAAAGCGCGGCCTAAGCTCTTAACGTTTTTGCTAAGTTTGTCTGTAGCTTTGTCAGCCTGCTTAAAGGCATTTTTGCCTACAAACTCAGCGGCTAAACTTATCGTTAATGCTGGATCGGCCATTATCGTCTACCTACTGCTGCATCAAATTTTACTTTAGCTGTTGCTATAGCCTTAAGAACAGCCGCGTTTGTCTTGCCGCCATCCTCATACCAAGCTCTGTAAATGGCTCGGCCTTTCATTTTGCGCGATCTACGGCCTGCGCCTACCTGATTATTAGCGTCTACTATGCGGCCGTATTTATCTAACGCGTCTATAAATTGCTTACCTGCATTAGGGTTATTGCTTTTAGATTGTGTCTTAGTGCCTGATCTTATTGACTTACCAAAATTAGCATGGCCAGGTAACAAGACTTTAACCATAGGCGCTTGCTCGCGGCCTTGCGGATTGACGCGGCCAGCAGTCTCATAGATCGCCCCGGCAGCGCTGTTATTGACAATGCGAGCTAGCGCCCTAAAGCCTGATCTGTTAGGTCTAGATGGCGTGGTTTTGTAGCCTATGCCGCGCTTAGCAGCATTACTACTCCACTCAGGAAAGCGGCCATTTCCACTTGCCTTGCCCCATCCGGATAAAGGCGCATCACCAGGTATAAAGCCGCGTGCCTTGAGTGTTATAGGTTTTAGCAAAGCGCCTAATTCTTTTTGAGTTTCTTTAGCCAGGTCAGGGGTAAACTTTTTAAGTGCCTTGCGTAAGTCAAGCGCGCCTTTTACCTCTGTTGGCATTTTTTATATCCTCTGATCTGTCGTTTAGTACCTTAATAACATTAGCAAACATTGTGCTATCTAAGTCCAATAAAGCCTGGGGCGCGATACCTGTCTCTACCGCTATCTGCGCGATAACGTAGCCAAAACTACCGCGCCCCACTACTCCAAAGGGTTATCGTCTAGCACCTCTACTTTTGCCAAAGTTTCTAAAAATGCTGCGCCAAAGGTAGGTACAGTTTCGCCACTAGTGCGGATGCACTCCCAGGCTAGCCAGTAAACATCGCTCTGCTTTTCGTCATCTCTAAAAGCTTTATGAAAGCCTTTTTTAGCGTACAGCTCAAAGGCATACTCGATACGCGGCGTTATCTGATGCTCAGATACCGATCCGTCAGCCCTTGTTATCTTTAGTCTTGCCATTGTCTTAGCCCCTTTGCTTAGTTAGTTATACTGTTGTATCTACAACGATTGGGCTGTTGCAGGTAAAAGTAATAGATTGTGTAGAGATATCGCCTACTGCGCCGTTAATATCTGTTGTGTTATTAACTAGGATAGTAGTCTGATACTCAGGGTTTGTAGCTGAGATTGCTGCGCTTGTCTGCTTTAGCGTTAGCGGCACAGTAGTACCCCAGGCGGCCTGCAAAGTCTGCAGCACGTTAGATGCAGCTGTATCATTTAGAAAATCTAAAGTAATAGTGCTTGCCTCTAGGCCTTTAACAAACTTGTGTGCGGTATCGCCCATAGCTGTTACCTCTAGCTCGTCAAAAGTTCTATTGATTGTTGCGCTTGTAACGTGATCTGATAGGGCTACGCTGTTTAGCGTGACCACTACTCCGTTGGATAAATAAATGGCCATCGCTTATGCCTCGTCCTTTTCTGTTGTAGGTTCTTGTTTTTTAGGTGTTGCTTTAACCTCGGCAGGCACTACTTGGCCTATCTTGATTAAAAACGCTTTGTCCTCGTCTGTTAGTGTCATTTTAACTCCAGCTCGTTAGTACGGATATTTGTAAATCTACTGTAAGCAAGTCACCGCTAGCTACAGTTAAAACGCTAGGTGCAGATACAGCCGTAACGTTAAAGACAATAGAGCTAGCGGCTAACTTATTAAATACTGTGCAAAAGGTTGTCTCTATGCCTTGTAGGTTGCCCTCATTGTCAAACATAGGGATAGTTACAATAATTTTGAAATTAGCTAGCGGCGATATACCTGCATGGCTGTTATTGCTAGGCGTTAGGTATGGATCAGCCGGGGCTACGATCACGCTGTTAGCAATCATTGTGCTAGGTGGAAAGGCAAAAGTAGAGTAGCTAGCATCTGCTAGAGCAGCTGCGATAGTTGCACGCAGGGTAGTTATAGGCGCTGGCATTAGCCGACCATTGTGTTAGGGCTAAGGTATGGCGCTAGCAAACCGCGTATAGATGCCATAAGCGTATTACTCATCTTAAAAGGGCTAGGGCTATAGCCATCTACGCTAGTGCCGCCGTTTTGTGTGCTAAAGCGTGACGTCCATATATTTTCGGCCAGCATAAGAGCTGCTGCATTTATAGCAGGTGTAGTTGCATAGCTAGCAGTCTTTGTGTCTGCCCCTGTTGCTCGGCCGTATGGCTTGACACGTCTAAAGTTCTGATCTGCTGCAACCTTTGTATATTGTATAAAGCTGTAGCCGCGAGCAGGCTGGTAATAGTCAAGCTGCATATTAAAAGCTGGCAATAGGTTTGTAGTGCCTGTGCTAAAAGGTAAAGTAGCTGTAATTGTGTAGCTGCCGTTAAAAGTGCTACCTGCGCCTGCGATTGTCACAGTCTCGCCTGTAGTAAATAGGCCAGGGTTAGCCAGCATGACAGTAGCTACGTTACTTACAAGGGCTGTGCCTACGACAGGTGCATAATCAAACTCTAAAAAACTGTTAATAAGATCCTCTGAAGCTTGGCAGGTGTCCTCTATCCAAGTGTAAGCATCGTAAAGAGTGCCTACGCCCAGGCTTGCCTTAAGCGTTGCAGCTGTGACGTACGTGGCTGGCATCTCTTTACCTTTCTTACTAGGTGCGCTAGGGCAAAGGGCTAAATATGCCCTAGCGCACTATTAGTGGGTTATTACGCGATATTCAAACGGCAGATGCCATTAGGGATTTTGGCAATAGTGGCCATAAATCCATAAATAGCGATCTGTACTTGTAGGTTGCTTACGACATTAACTGACATATAAGCCTGTGGAGACTCATAAACTGTAAATGCTTCAGGTGCAAGGATAAATGCTGAGTTATCAGCTACTCCGGCAGTCATAAAGCGATCTACATATAGGTCTAAGCCAAGCACGTTACCGCGTACAGAGTTGTTACTAACCATACCAGCAGCGTTAGCTAGTGATGATGGATTTGGCTGGTAAGCATTAAAGATTGGACGGCCAGTAGTGTCTACAGCGCCTAGTAGTAGGTTGTAGATACCTGTGCTGCCTACAAAGTTTTGTGCAAAATAGCCGCTGTTTTTGTAAACGTTGGCTGTGCTTTCAGCTGTGTATGAGATAAGCCCGGCTGCTGTAGCAGCTACGCCTGTGCTTGTAAATCCTGTTGCGTTAATTGCAGAGATTACTGCTGAGTCTGTTGCGTTCATATATGCAACCTGTAGCTGGTTTGTAAGCTCATTAAAGAAATTAGGATCGTTTGTGCGTTCTAATAATTCTACGCTGAGTGTATTCATACCTGAGTACTTATTTACAGTACCTGATAGATACTCTGTGACCATACCTGTATTAGATACTGCGCCAGCTTCTGCCTCTACAGTTACTGTAGGTGCTACGCCGTTTAAGCCGCCATTACTATCTACTAGAGACGGCACGTTAATTGTAGTGCCAGTAGCAGGCAAAACCCCACGACTACAAGCATCTATCGCGCTTCTTGGAAAACGTGTGTTAGTAATAAACTCGCTGAGATATTGAGTTGGATTAAATGCAGGGTTAGTAGCAAAGCTGTCATCTGCAGCTGTTACATATAGTTTGGACTCATCATTACCTAGAGCTGCTTTTACTTTATGCTCTGTGTAAGTACCCATATTTACAATAGGTGTGCGGACGCGCTGGCTATCTAGCGCGCTTGGACGAATAATCGCGCGAGCTGCTTCTACTACAGGTGCAGCCTCGGCTTTATCCTCGATCGGAGTTTCAGGGGCTGTAGTCACAGCTGCCTCGCTTTCGGTTAGGGTTGGTTTGTCTTGCTCTGTCGCTTCGCTTTCGCTAGCGGCAATACTTTGCACAGCGGCACTTGGAAAGGCGGCCGACTCTACTAGAGATACCTCTCGCAGCTTTGCCGCTGTGACCAGGAGATAACCTTTTTTTGGCTCAGAGCTGATTACCTCAACCCCAACGGATAGGCCATCCATAAGTTGTTCCTGGGCTAGCAAAATTGCATCATTACCGCGCGTTGATGCGCTGATTTTAAAACTTGCGTATAGGCCGTCCTCTGTAGATTGCATTGTTACCATGCGACCTACCGGCTGGCCTGTATCGTGTTGCATTAAAAGTTTTACTTTGTTTGTGTTCTCAGCTGTAATGCTGCCTTTAGCAAACACAATAGGCCCGGCACTTGTCATGCCGATCTCGCCATCATAAGGCGCGATTTTGCCAGCGATTGTGCGGCGCTCGCCGCTGTCTACAGCTTGTACAACACCGCTAAATGTTAAGATCATTATTTGTATCTCCTATGCCGTTAGGTGTTAATTGTTCCATCTCCATCGCTTGTTCTAAGTCAATTAAACCTAAAGACAACATTTTTTCTATTGCATCTAGTCGCGCAGCTGTATCAGCGCGTAGGAAAGTGTCATCTATAGCAAACTTAACAACGTTGCCATGACGTGTTAGATCATCCATTGACAAACGATTTTCGATTGCACTTATATAAGGCTGCAAACTATATGCTACAAACTCTTTGCGGCCGTCTAAGATATTTTGATAGGTCATGCTGTTATTCATGTCCGCGCTAATATAATACGCTGGTACGTTCATAAGACGTGCTATCTCTGTTGCTAGATATTGGCTAGCCTCGTTGTACATCATGTCTTTTGGACTAAAACCAATATTTTGCACGTCTAAAGTGCTAGTTAAATAGGCCGTAGATCGTGACGCACGTGCAGCTTTCCAGGCAGCTAGTAAACCGCTGATCTGTGCTTCAGGTAAATCTGCACCGCTATTTTTAATTACACATGTAGCCATAGGTGTAGCAGCAGATACGCTAGCTGCTTTTTGTACATCTAGTGCGCTTTGTATTGTGCGAGCGCCAGTATCTAATACACCAGGTAACAAAGATTGGAAAGTGACAAGACTGCCAATTCCACTAGTAGGTACTACTACGCCATTAACGGCATAAGTATCTACAAGCGTGCCATCTTTATTTGTAGTAACTGTAACGCGAGAGTTTGCCACCCACTCATACCCGCTAGGTCTGCCATCATCTGCATACAAACTTGTAACGCGCCAATAAGCAACGCCGTAAAACAAAAGGCTATCTACTGTATATGCAATAGTTACACTACGCGGCTGGCGCATGTCAGGTTGATCTAGCCATAGTGGAGACTCAAGCTGTTCGCCTGTAGATTTTTTATATAGCTTTAAATCAAGTGTAGATATAACGCCTTTAATTAAATTAGAGCAGCGCACAACACTAGGTACTTGTAGCGCAGTATTGCGATCTATAAAAGGTGCGCCTGTTCCTGTGCCGTATAAGCCGCCAAAACTATAAACGCCTACGCCATAGCCTGTATTCATTACAGGCGGCATTAACTGAGCTGTAACATCTTTTTTTGTTATGCCTAGCGTTTGTAGTAACCCCATAGCCAAGATTGTAGGTTATCCACAGGCAAAACGATACATTTAAGTCTCGGCGTGTCTAACTGTAGACCTTTACCTCACCAACAGGCTGTGCTAGGACGTGTACAACCATAGCAAGGCCAATAGGTATATCTACTGCCCCTGCCGACTTACGCCGGACAATACGCCAGCTGCTGTCATTAGTTTTAGCCGCACAGTTAGCCATCTGTTGCACTAGCTGATCTTGGCCGCTATGTCGTATGCGATTATTAGTCAGGGCGTTATGAAAGTCCGAGCAAGCAGTATAAAATGCCTGCCCTGATACGTCTCGCGTCTGAATTCCTGCCATTTGTAGGCGCTGTGCTATAGATGCTGTTGTGTACTTGTCATAACAAACTACGCGCGGGTAGTACATATCTGCCCATTTTTTTATGCTAGCTGCTATGGCTAGCTCGTCTACTGCTACCTGGCTGCTATATGTTTCTAAAACTGCTATACCGATCTTGCCGTCCGGCAATATTTGGCCCATAGTCAAACTTGCATCTCTTTTGCTAGGGCTGACGTCAAAGGCAAAAACTGTAAGCGGCCCAGGTGACATTTTTAGCGTGTTATCGCTGGCATCCTCAACCGCGCCATGAGGCCAGGGACTTTGCAGGCTATCTATCCATTGACAAAGCGTTTCTGTCCTAAATTGTTCTATGCTTTGTGTAGTCATGGCCTCAGCTATAGCTGCCTCTGTGATAAGTACGCCTAGCGCCGGGTTCGCAGCTGCCCACCCTTTTTTATCTGTCAAAGCTGCAAACTGTGGGGCGCTGTACTCGTAGAAACCCATAGACGCTGGCGGATGACTTAAACAGCGTTCGCGTAGATCATTTAGGACTGTGCTAAAGGCATCTCCACTATTACTGCACAGTAGCGTTTGCGCGTTAGGCCGGGCGCGTGTGATCGGCATAGCAGCAGAATAAGCCAGCTCGTCAATCTCGCGCAGCTCATCTATAAATAGAAAATCAGCAGTAGCGCCTCGGCTTGAGTCCCTAGTAGCTGCCTTAACGTCTAATCTAGCGCCGGACTTTAGGACTATGGCCTCTGCGCCGTTTGTATAGCGGATTTGTTTAACTTGTGATTTGAGTTCAGGGGTTTGTTCTATCGCGTCTACGATCTCTCTAAAAGTAGTAAGTGCCATAGCGCGCGCCGAGCTGATAATGACGTGGTTACGCTCATTGAACAAAAACAAGCCAGCTAGTACACGCATACGCGCCAGGTGACTCTTTCCATTTTGCCTGGCACATAACACTAGGTTTGTCTTTCTAATGAATTGCTTATTCCTGTCTATTGTCAGCATGTCCGATAAAACATAGCGCTGCCAGGGTAGCAAAGGCGCATTTATTAGCTCTGCAAGCTGTGCAACCTCATCTATCCGGCTTGGCCCTTTAAGCGGCGTGTTTTGCAGGCGCGGCTGAGTTGCCCCAGTTCTAGATCGTGGCGTTTTGTCTGCCATTAGTTGAGGTCTTGGCTTGGCTGGCCCTCACAAGGGCCTTGTACGACCCTTACGGCCGTTTTCGGGGATAAAGAGTTTGA